AATGCTTCGGCTTTCTGTATAGTCATGTTGTATGCATCAAACTTACTACGGTTTTTAAGTAATACTAACTTAGCATTCCAGTGAGTAGCAGCTTCATCATACTTAGCCTGAGCTTTTTCCAATAGCTTTTTGTTAGGCTTATTACGTAGCTTGTTAGTTAAACGTCGTAACTCGCTGTAATATTTCTTTTCCAAAGACTTATTGCCTAACTCTGGTTTAAAGACGGTATTATTCCAGTATAAGTCTTTGCCTTGTAACTCATCGTTGTTACCAAAAATGCAGTAACGGTAGTTCTTACCGGTCTCATCTGATACCTTTAAGGTTTCAGTTACAAACTTACGTTTGTTTTTTATTACTGCTTCCAAGATGTCGTTATCAATAGTCCACGCTGTTTGTTGCAGCTTGTTTATTGCATTAACAAACGGTTGATCTAACAGATCCTTGAAATCTTGGTCCTTATCATATCCCCAATGCTTAATAACAGGATGTCCATTCTCCTGAAACAAATGATGGACACGATTAATTTTAGTAAATGAGGTATTTTGTATTAGTTCATTGACTACATCAGATGGTAATGATCCTATTTGTAACCACTTATCTGATGTTTCAATCATGTACGGTGCCCGGCTAAATGGCTTTTTACCTACCGGGTTTTTCTCCCACTCAACTTGCGCTTCAGTAGGAGCTCTAAATATTTTTATATAACCACATTCATAGAAAGCTTCTAGAACTAGGTCGCCGACTGTTACGTCGGCTCTAAAACCTAGCTCTACACCTTGTCTGAGTAGTACGTTTTTACCTATTGCAACTGAAGCTGCAGTAAGTTTACACGTAGCTGACTCAGATGTAGACGTTTTTCTAAAGTGATATTGTAGTATAGTTAATGCATCATATACTAGTTGCTTCGGCTGTAACTCGTGTTCGAGTACTAGCTTCACTGCCCACCTTTGTGGCGTGCTTAGTATCTTCTGCTCCAGATAATCTATTATATTCTGCATTCATTCTCCTTGTTTTGCGAAAAGGATTCTGAGCTACATTGAGTAAGTCAGATCCCTTTCTTAGGCAACATTTTATTTCATGAGCTTCTACAATAGTAGCTTCTTTGTCGGTCATTTGACCGCCTTTTATCTTAACAATATCTTGTATCTTGTAGTTATCAAGCTTATCTAGTAACCATACATGGTGATCATAACTACGGTTTGTAATCTGATAAGCTCGATGTAACGTACCTTTACCTACATAAATTACTTCATCAGTGTCTGGGTCTTGATGAAAATAAACACAATACATATCCTCAGGATACCTAATAACTTCATTAGTATTCTCTCTTATTTCAATGTTTCGCATTCATGCACCTCCACACCGTTATCTAATAAAAACTTTAATGCTTCTAACTCAGGTACTCGTTTACCGTTTTTGTTAGACTTATATACTTCAGCATATATCATTCTTTTTATACCTGCTTGTAGTATAAGTTTAGTGCAATCTTTACATGGTGAATGAGTTAAGTACAAGGTAGCTCCTTCAGAAGACGAAGTTGAAGCTGCTAATTTAGTTATTGCGTTTGTTTCTGCGTGTACTAGTTCCCATTTAGTTTTACCTTTAGAGTCTCGTGTATTGTTATCCATACCGTGAGGTGTACCATTCCAGCCGTAGCTAAGGATCTTATTACCCTTAGCTATTACTGCACCTACCTTGAATTGTTCGTCACGAGATCTAAGAGCTACTACTCTAGCAATGTTCATGTACATCGCATCGTCCTTAGATAATTTCAAAGCCATCTCCTTTCTCTAATCTACCAGTTGCTTGGTTGTACTTACTGTTACCAGCAGGTCCTGTTAAGCCTGTATACCTAGATTTAAGAACTGAAAACTTAATCTGATTACGATCAGACTCGTTTACAGCTACTAAGTTTCTTGAAAAAGCGATAATGTCAAACGATATTTGTTTGATACTACCACTGCCTTTAATGTCGTCAATAGAAGCCATGTTGCCTTCTTCGAATGCACCACCGCTTGACTTACGTAAGTGGCTTACAATACCTAGCCATACGTTATGTTTCTTTACTACCTTTAGTAAGTCACTCATAACTTTATCTACTGCTTCGTTACCTGATAGTCCTTCACTACCTTCTGAGACTGCAATAGTAATGTGGTCTAGGAATAAATACTTGCATCCCATAAGAGCCATGTATTCTATCTTATCTATCAAAGAGCTATCATCAACAGAGCCTTGGTGGTCTAGCAATATAAGACGTTCGTCTTTAAATACAGCTTCAAAACCATCTCTTAGTTCTTTGTCGGTAACAGGTATTTCTCCTCCTACCCGTTTATTAATAGGCATACCAATAAACTTTTCAGCTGTATCACCTACACTTTCTTCTAAAGATATAAGGCCAACCTTTTCTTCGTCAGTAGTACGAAGTAAGTGCCATACTATTTCTTTAATAACTGTAGATTTACCTGAGCCTGTGCCGCTAGTAAACAAAGTGATTTCACCTTGTCTCATGCCTTTTAGTTTTTCATTAAGACCATTTAGACAAGGAGGATAAGGTATTGATTCTGTATTTTGTCTTTCTACAAACTTATCCCATATAGCTTCACCACTAAGTATGCCAGCTGGATTATACTTTTGTGCATTCCATATTACATTTGTAACTTCCTTTGCACCGTGTTTCATATATAAATCACTAGCATCTTTTTGATCTGATGATACTACTTTTACTTTATCAAAGCCAATAATTTTACTAGCTTCGTTTATAGCCTTAACACCTGCAGCATCATTATCAAACCATAGTATAACAGATTCAAATCGTCTAATCCACTCTCGTTGCTGTAATAGTATTTGCAGCTGGTTAGCAGACGGTATAGATACAACAGGATATATCCTTTTGTTAAAGTCTAAGCAAGCCTGTGCTACTGTTAGGGCATCTATCTCGCCTTCAGTAATGACTAGCATTCTACCACCTGTAAATTTATCTTGACCAAAAAGCTTTTTAGCTTTACCAATCATTCTAAATTCTTTAGGTAGTATACGTATCTTGTAAGCATCATCTCCATATGGATAGAAATGTGCTGGCTTGTCATCATATTGATGTGTCTTAACACCAAAGTATTTTGCTACATCCTCCGAAATATTTCTACTAGGCATACCAAAACAAGGATACTTATGAATATCGGCGATGTCCAGTTGTCCATTATTATTTGTATCGGCATTGGGTCCATTACTTGTTACTCCTTTTACTCTATCGCTATGCTGTAATACTTTTGTAAATATCTTAGCATCTTCGTTACGATATGTCCCACATGCGAAGCAATACGTGTGATTGTCAGTAGAGTCAAACATTACACCGTCAGAGCTTCCACAATCTTCGCAAGGATAGCGCTTATTGTCTACATAATTGTTCAATATTTATCTCCAGTTTTTCTTCACCTCTTTTTACAAGGTGCTTGTGTGCTTCTATTTCATAACAGTATCTGTCGTTCCACTCAAATACTTTTTGCAACGCATCTAAAGACGGTTTAAGTACGTTATCTAGGTCTGACGCTCTGTTACTAAAGAACACGTTAAATACTATTTTAATGTCGGCAGCTCTTTCGAACTGCCAACTTTGATCTTCAGTAGCTTCTTTAAATCGTTCAAGAAACTCCTTGTACTCTTTGGTCGGGTACGTCTGCGTGAAGTTCCTTCCGTCCTTCGTGCGTATCGCTCGTATCCCTTCCATTCTGTTTGCCGACATCGGCTTTCCTGGTATAACGATCTTCATAATTCCACTCCTCAAGATCCCATGTACGTTTCATGTAAATTAAGTTACCAACCATATTGAGCTGCTTTTCCCAGCCTTTACCATATAGTCGTTGCCATACATCTACTACAGTATCCATACGATTATCATATGTAGTTTCAGCAAGAGCTTTCTGTGCTGTTTTAATACCATAACCTCTCTTTACTTTAGGTATGTCATCACCGTTGTCACCTATAAGTAATTGTGTACAGAAATTCATGTCAGCTACTTCATCATCAACAAAGTAGATCTGCTTAGAGTTGTAGTTGTAGTGATTACCAGGCACTTGATTTATGTCTTTATCAATATGTGCAATCACAAAGTCTTCTTCAGCTTCTCTTGCTTCATAAGACCATATAGATACTACATCATCAGCTTCCATACCATCTGATTGTACAGCAGACCAGTCATTAACTAGGTAAGCATGAGCATCATTAAGACGTTCTTTAAGCTTATCATCTAGTTTATCTTTGCGAGAAGACTTATAGCCAGAGTATATATCATATCTAAAATTACCTTTGCCTTTTATAGCAATGTAAGTTTCATCTGCAAATGTATCTGCAATAGTGTCTTCTATTATTTTACGAGTAACAACTCGAGTATCGTGTTTAGTGTCTTGAGTACAAGCAGCTTTAAACATAATACTATCGGCATCAATAAATAATTTCATGTAATGTCCTTATATTTATCGCGTTTACGGTTATACTTTTTCTTATCAGGTATAACCTGTTTAGCTTTCCTTTCACGCAGCAATGCTCTTGCTACTGGGTTTATTAACGGAAGCTTTATTTTTACTGGAACCTTTGGAACTCTCATAATAAATCTCCGGTTTAGGCCAACAGTTATTTAAATAAACTGTATCAGCTTCGTATACTGGTTCGCCCGTGTTTACGTCTACAAATGTAGAAAAGTAATACGGGTTGTACATTGCTTGTGACTTATGAAGCATTCTATGATTAGTATGATCGTCACCTCTAACAAAGAATCCTCTTATAAAAGCGTGTACATTCTTTTTCTTTTCTTTGAGAACCTTTGCTCGACCAGCAGGTTGTACTGCAAACTTACAGTTATGTAATGTCAGTACATTAGTATGAAACCATACTCTACCTGCTTGTCTTACTGAAAAGGTTCTCTTATGTAAGTTATAATATACTTCTACCCATGTCATCAGTGTACCTCCGCATATGAGTTGCCTATTACATAGTCACCACCATCCATGCATTCAACACCAAACCATTTAGGTGCTTCACGAAAAGACTCTTGTAGTATTTCACCTACACGTTTAGAATCTTTATCACTTGCAATCCATGCTTGCTCGTCATGATAGAATATAGCAGGATAAGCATCAAGCTTTTCCTCTTTAATTTTATTCATAGCATAACTTAAAGCTGCTTTACAAGTAATACCTTCGGTAGTTTGTAATAAATAATTAAGTACTTGGTAATCA